CCAGCGCGTTCCGTCGCCCGCGTCGCGATCCTGACGCCAAGCCTCTTGGCGACTTGCAAAAACGCCTGTTGCACCACTAGCCGCGATGGATCGGCGCTGAAAAACAAGCAATCGCCTACCTGCATGCTTCTGATGATGTTTTCGCGCTCGGAAAATTTGTCTGTCGGCCTCACGGGCTCAGCCTTCGTCGGCGCTTCAATCCCGGCCATTTCACTGGCCACGGCTTTCCTGATCGCCTTAACGTCTGCGATCACTTGCTCGACGCCCTCTTCCTGCCAGCGCTTTATCTTCTTTATGGCGTGCAGGACGGTGGTGTGATCCCGGCCGTTAAACAGCCCGCCTATCTGCGGCGTCGATTTGAATGTCAGTTCGTGGATGACAAACATGGCGATGTGACGCGCGTAAACCGTTTTAGCATCACGCCTGTCTGCCATGATGCGGGTCTGATCCATGCCGAAATGGTCAGCCGCCAGCCTGATAATGTCGCGGCCTTGCGGTTCGCTGGGCCTGACATGATAACCCCGGCGCATAGTGCCGAGCGGATAAGCCTGCCAAAGCTCCTCAATCTTTTTTGCCAGTTCCATCCCGCCCATGACTCAACGCCTCTTTTATTTTTCGTTCATTTTGACTTAGCCACAGAAGGCTTTCCTTCGCCGCCTGCCAACGCGGCAGCATGTATTCAAGCTCAGACGGCTTGAACCGCTTGCCCATCGTCGCCGCGCTCACCAGCATGTTCAGGGCCGCCAGTTGCTTGTCGAGCGGCACGCGGTCAGTCATACTCGCTCCTTCTAACAAGCATAATTTCGTTTTCACTACGGGATTGAAGCATTTCCTTTTGCTTATCTACGAGATTTTGCAAGTTAAGAAGTAATGATTTTGCGCCCTCTGGAAACATCGTGAAGACCCCACGGTCTCTCGGGCCAGTTACCTCTAAAATAAGTTTTCCAGATTGATCCAAATACAATGTAAGTTTAGACTCGTAGGTGTAATTTTGCTCGTAGGGATTATCGCTCCAAAATTTTTTTCCGGTCATGTTCTCTCTATATGAGGTCATATTACCCCTCGCTTTCATCAATGTAATTGACCACAAGCTGCAAATACCCCGCCGCGTCGATCCACCCGTCACGGTGCATCGGATCGCCCTCAAGGATGCGGGCCAGTTTGTTTGCGACCATTTCAAGCGTCTCGCGCTGACACGAGACCAGCTTGCTCCAGTTCTTGCTGCCGCGTAGGGCTGACTTGATGGCCTGCGAGCGGTGCGCAACGTCCGCATAGTCACCGTATGTTGTTTGGCGCTCTGCCAGTATCTCTTTAATTTCCACCTGTCGCCTCCGCACATGTCGCTGCCACAGACGCGCCGAACCGGCTTGTGCGACCGTCCGCAAAGCGCTTGGTGTGATATGTCGGCTTGATCTTCAATTCGCCAGTGCCGCGCGCGTGATGCTCGTAAAGGTCCAGCAAATGGTCGTCGCAAGCCTGCTCCATCTTTTCGATGTCACGGTTGCCTTCCTGCTCAATGTTCATGATGCGGTAATTCATTTTCCCCTCCGCTGAATTTCTGACCACATGACCTGGGCTAAAGCCCTTGCGTCAGGCGCGTGGCGCGCGTGCTTATCGGCTAGTCGATCATAATAAGCTCGCTGACGGGCTATGAAGTCACGCACATCTGCTATGTCATTAGCCCACGCTTCCTGTCCGCTTTTGCGAAACATCATGACCGCTGCGTCAAGCGCATCTAGGCTTCGCTTGACTTGGCGCTCAACAAGCGCGCGTGAGGAAGGCTTGACGGCCATTACAGAGCCCTTAATCCGTAGTGCGCCAGCAACAGCGCTTCGGAGCGGTTGTGATCTTTCTTGCGCTTCAAGTGATGCGCGGCGTCAGGATAAAGCTCGCGCGCAAGCTCCAAAGACCGCTCGGCGCTGCTATCGAGGCCAAGCGACTTCTTCCAGACTTGCGGACGGACTAGCGTGACAGGCAGGCCAAAAGCGCCGACGACGCCCTGGATTGCTCCATAACCTTGCCCAAAGTGAAAGCTGCTTGTGACGCCTTGCCCCTTGAAGGCGTGGACTTGTTCAAGGACAACGGAGGCTTTGCAGACACCTGAAATGTAGCTGTCTAGGTGATCGGCAAAAACACGCACATTGTCAGGTGACGTTAGGTCGCCGGCATCGTCCGTATAAACGAACCGTCCAGTCTTCGTCAGAATGGCGTAGGCCGCGCTTTTTGATCCGGGATCGACGCCAATAATTATGTCCATCACGCCGCCGCTCCCCATTGCTCAGCGATAGCGTCTGCGATCCCCTGATAGGTCCGGCTGCGCTCCTTGCCGCGTTCTTCTGATGGTGGCATCCGATGAATGCGGTTCTCGCGCCCCTCAACGATCACGGTCGGCTTGAGAAGCGGAAGACCTTTCAGCCAAAGGCATGTCGCCTTCGTCTCTCCATGCCCGAATTGCCACGGCTGGATGACCTGATCCGGCCGACGCCATAGTGACGAAATGATGCAGACAGGGTTTTCAATCGCAATCCGGGGAATGTCAGCCTTCGCCAGAGACAGAAAAAAGCTGACGCCGGACTGTTGCCGGCCGTCAATGCGCTTGGCATCAAAATGACGCGCGCCACTAACTGACAGATGCGTGCAAGGAGGATGCGCTACCATCATGTCCCACGGGTAATTTAGAACGTCGCGCACATCGCCCTGATAGTGTGGGCCGGGACGTTCAGTCGGAAGCAAATCACAGGACATCGCTTCATGGCCCCTTGCGATGAAGGCGTCTCGGACGATCCCGGAGTATTCGCAAGCGACCAGCACGCGCATCACGCAGCCGGCGGTTTGCTGGCGACAAAAACGCGAGCCATACGGCCCATGCGCGTTACGCGACGCATATTGGTAGGAACCAATAAGCCGTCGCGTTTCAATTCGGACATTCGACCGGAAACGACGTTTGGTGTCGTCTCCATGCGCGCTGAAACTTCATCGGTTGTCACGCCGCGCGATCCTTCGCTCATGGCAAGCGCCCAGATGGCAAACCGCCGACGCGCGCGAAGCGTTGACGAACCAGAGCTAAAGGCTTCTGCGCTTTCTTGGTTTCCACCGTGTCGGTTTTCGCAAATGTCCTGTTCCATCACCGCACCTATTAACCAGCGAATAAAAGACCGGGAGCGGAACGCACGACGCGGGGGAGGTTTGTCCAGCGCTCGACGCTCCCGGCAAGTGCCGCGCGCCACCAAGGGAGGAAGCTAAACGCGCGGATACGAAACCATTGGCGACGGGACGAAGGGCAAACGCCCCGCCGCCATTTCCCACCGACCAAACGAGCCATCGACCAGACGGTGGAAACTCAAAACTTCACGCGCACGAACGCGCTTACCCAACTCGGTTACGAACCTTTGCTCTCAGCCCGCTTTCGCTTGCTTTTGTCTTCCGGGATGAAATCATTCATCGTGACAGCCCAATTCGTCGCTTCGCAAATGCGCGCCAGCGTCTTAAGGCTTCCGCCGATCTTGCCGAGTTTGATGCGGTTCACGGTCGCCTGCGTCGTGTCCGCGCGCTTGGCGATTTCCTTCTCGGTCGTCTTGGCCAGTTTGATGTATGCGTCGAGCTTCATGCCCCATATATACAGAAAGCGAGTATGGGTGCGCAAGTGGTAATTCGAAATAAACGCGGAAATCGAATATAGCCTAACCAAATCAATAACATGGACTGTGACACTGGGTCAGATTTGTTGCTTTAAGCTCGCCGTCCTGCGTCTTGATAGGTGTTTTTGCCCATTGCGAATATGCAGGAAGTGTATTATTTAACCTTTATTAACTCGGCACCCTGAAGCAAAGTCTGGGCAGCTTTCAGGATGGAGTTATGGAGTAAAAACAACGCTCAGCACCCTATAACAACGCCTAAAGCAAGGGTGATAAAATGTCTGACGAGTCAAAAGTTGAAACCGGAAACCGTGATTTACCGCTTTTCGGGGAGTGGCGTGAATATCGTAAAATGGACCAAGAGACGGTTGCGCAATTATTAGGAACCACGCAGGCCAGCATCAGCCGGTGGGAACGAGGCGAAAGCGAACCCAAGATAAGGCAGATGATGGAGTTGTCGCGCGTTCTCAATGCGACGATTGATGATTTAATCAACAGAACGCCATTCAAACCCGATCCTGCAATGGAGCTTTATTTAGAGCTTCGTCACGCGCCAGAGGCAGTCCAGCGTCGCGCGCTCAAGCTAATTAAAGCGCTTCTTAACGATCACGAAGAAGATTAAATCTATTATTATCAGTTATATGCTCAATGGTGAGCCTTGAGCAGAAGGCATAGGACGGACAGCCCCGGCTAAAAGCCAGGCTGTTCCGCGCCTTCTACGATCTCGACATGCTCAACGGAGCCGCCTGTCGCATTGGCCTGGCTGATCGAAACGGTCGTCAGTCAGTTGGTGGCTACTTAACGAAGCTATCCGTTGCTCCGGCGGCCGGGCTTCCACCTTTCGGACTGCCCTTTGGCGTAATGGCCGCGCCCAACAGTCGCCATCAAATCAAGCTGCTGCGGGACACCCGCTTGATCGACTCCGGCCTGTTTCGGGTCGGAATGCCTGTGTATTTACATCAAAAAGAACAGATACGCAACTTGCAAACACGTTTTCTGCGTGCCAAGGTATTGACGGCCTATATACGGAAAGTGTATGTAGAGTCCGAAGCAAAGTTATAGACGCTGTATTCTGTGATTTGGAGAATTGCCATGAGGGCAAGGCAACCCGTTCCACCAGAGACTTTTCTTTCGATTAAAGAGCAGACGCTAGAAGAATGCGGCGAAGTCATAGTTCGCGCGTGCCGGCTGGTTGGAAATGGTCGTCAGCAGGCTTCACTGACTTGTTTTGTCGGACTGGCTATCGCTGCATCAGCGCTTGAATGCACGCCAAGCCCAGAAGAAGCGGCCTTATTCGCCGCTCACATGCACGATCACCTTGCACAATTCCTAAAAGTCTATTCGCGCAAATTGGAATTGGCCGATCATGACTGTGACTGATGTTATTCGTCGCATGGTCTTCGCGATCCAATGGATTGGCAATCTGCACGACATGAAAGCGATCAAACGCGAGTTGTCGTGCGCCGGCTTCAATGAAGACGAGATCGAACAATACGCCGATTGCGCAACAGCCTATGTCCTACAGCAGCGCCAGCTTGCTTCCGGCATAAATCAAATGACAGCGGAGACGCCTAATGAAGATCAGTGAAGCGCCAATGACAGCCGACATCGCCGGCATGTTGCAACGGACGGACGCCTGGTACGCCGACCGTTGCGGTAAGGTGACGGCCAGCCCGATCCTTAAAGTCTATAAGAAGCTCAAGTCTGGCGGCTATTCGTCCGAGCGCGAAAACTATTTCTTCCAAGTTCTTGGAGAGACGCTGACAGGCGTTCCGGCATCCGGCTTCAAGTCTGCCGCCATGCAGCGCGGCATCGACAAAGAAGCCGAGGCGCGCGACGCCTATACCCGCAAGACCAATTACCCGGTCTACGAAGCGTCATTCATCGCGCATCCGCGCATTGAGCGCGCCGGCGCAAGCCCTGACGGCCTTGTGGGCGAGGACGGGCTTGTCGAGATCAAGTGTCCAAACAGCGCTACGACCGCCAAAGTCCTGCTTAACGACTATCTGGACGAGACATACGCCGCGCAAATCCAATGGCAATTAGCCTGCACAGGCCGCCAGTGGTGCGACTACGCGGTCTATGACGACCGTATGCCAGAACATCTTCGCCTCTATGTCCGCCGAATCAATCGCGATGACGCGCTGATCGCTGACGTGGAGAAGGAAGTCATCAAGTTTCTTGACGAGATCGACGCGGCCGTTGCGGCCCTTACCCAAAAATATGCTGCTTAATAGGAGAACGAAATGAAATTACCGAAGCCCGGTGAAGGTGGTGGCGATAGAGAGCCGGTGCCGGCTGGCACACACCTTGGCGTTTGCTACCGCTTTATCGACATGGGAACGCAGAAGGTCGAATGGCAGGGCAACGTGAAGCATCTGCGGAAGGTGATGATCTCTTGGATCACGCCTGACGAGCTTATGTCAGATGGCAAGCCGTTTAGCGTCCACAAGCGCTATACCTGGTCTATGCACGAAAAGGCCGCTCTCCGGCACGATCTGGAAAGCTGGCGCGGCAAGGCGTTCACGGCTGACGATTTTGAAGGCGCAAACGCTTTCAACACGAAGAAGCTGCTTGGCCAGCCGTGTATGTTGACCGTCACGCACGACATGAAAGACGGAAAGACCTACACGAACGTCGCCAGCGTCGGAAAGCTGATGAAGGGCGTTCAGGTTCCGAAGATCGCGGAGGCGACCGTCTATTTGTCGCTTGAGCCGGGTGAGTTCGACCAATCCGTTTTTGACAGCCTTGGCGATGGCATCAAAGAGCGCATTGCGCAATCGCCGGAGTTCAAGGAATTGGGCCGCAAGTCTGCGCCGGCGGGGCATGTTGAGGACGCCGATGACTTTGCCGGTCACGATCCGTCAGACGACATCCCATTCTGAGGATCAGCGATGACAAGCGCATTTGCCGGCACATACTCCGACCTAAAGTTCGTCAAGAGCCGCAAGGTCGCGCAAGTGGTGATCGAAATGCCCATCGAGGACGCCAATCGCTTTCTGTCAGCGTTTGGCGCTCCCGATCCGGCGAGTGAAGTTTGGTGCGCTATTGCGAGGTTAAACCATGCGCCTGAAACACACCACGCCGACGAGCCTGAGAAGCCACGTCGTCCATGGGACACGCTTCGGCCGTCCGCCAGGGCAGCGATGCTCTGCAACGAAACCGCATTTCAGGCTTACATTAAGGTTCAAAGCGCCGACCAGGCGGCGCAAAAGGTTCGCCGACATTGCGGCATAGAGAGCCGTCGCGAGTTAGACACTGACGAAACCAAGCGCATGAAGTTCGAAATGGTTGAGCGCGATTTCCAGCGCTGGCGTGAGGAGAAGCACTTCTGACACGACGGGAGTTCTCTAAAGCGGTTCGTGTAGCCGCGATCAAAAGGGCTACCAAAGAGGGCAATGTTTACTGCGAGGAGTGCGGCGCGCTCGCGAAGAAATGGGAGATCGACCATGTTCGAGCCGATGGGCTACTCGGAAGCAATCTTCTGGATAATGCTCGCGTTCTTTGCCGGCTTTGTCATGTCGCCAAAACGCGCGACGACGTGGCGCGCATCGCGAAAGCAAAACGTGTCGAGGCCAGAGCCCTCGGAGTCAGAAAGAAGCCAACACTGAAATCGCGCGGGTTCGAAAAGGTCGAAAAGGTCAGGATGATTGACAAGGATGCTCTCCCTGCCTTGCCAAGAAGGAAGCTGTTTGATGATTGAAAGGATTCAATCTTCTGACGCCGCCAAGATGCTCGGCGTATCGAAGCGGCAAATACAGCTTATGGCCAATCGGGGGGAATTGCCCGGAGCCGCCAAAATTGCGAGTCTATGGACGTTCGATCCCCAAAAACTAACGAAATGGATCGAAGAAAGGGAAGCACAATGTCAGACAACCCCGACAGAAATATCATTCGTCGCGGCGACACCTATTGGATCAGAGCCTACGTTAAGGGCAAGCTCATCCAAAGAAGCCTACGAACAAGCGATGTCAAAGTTGCGCGCAGCCAGCGCGACAAAATGCTCAAAGAAGCGTCCGATTGGGCCTGGCGCGGAGATCGTGTCGTTACATGGCTTGACGCGGTGACAGAGTGGATCGACCACGAGGGAAAGCATTTGCCAGCGAATACAGCCAAGCGCTATTCCGTGTCGCTGAAACAGGTTGAGCCTTTTCTGGCCAAGCTGAATATTGCTGCGATCAACGGCAAGGTCATTGGCGACTTTGCAAAAGCGCGACGCAAAGCCGGCGCTTCCGCCGCCACGGTCCGCCGCGACCTGACCGCCATATCAAAGGTGCTGGATTACGCGATCTCGGAGAACTGGCGCGAGGACAACCCTACGTTGAGCCGCCGCCGTCTCATCAAGGAGCGTCGCGATCCGATCACCCTTCCTGTCATCGAAGATGTCGAGACAATGATCGCCGCCTCTTCGCCGGCCTTTGGCGCATTGATCCGGGCCGCATGGCTGACCGGATGCCGCCAGGATGAGCTAGTCACCGCAGTCTGGCGCGGCTACGACCCCGTTCGGAAGACGCTGCGCGTGGTCGGCAAAGGCAATAAGGCTCGCGTAATCTCCCTGCGCCCGATCCCGGCAAAAGACGCCGTGGATCTGATTGAGAGCCTGCCGAGGACGTTTGGGTCGGACCTGATCTTCTGCAAGCCGGATGGTGCGCCGTTCTCTCAGGCCGCTTCCGACTTCACCCACATCCGCCGGGGCGTCATTGCCAAGGCCAAGAAGGAAGGCCGCCGGTTTGATCGCTTCCGCTATCACGACCTGCGCCACCTGTTCGCCGTCGAAGCGCTCAAGGGCGGGATGAACATTTACGACCTCCAGCAGCACATGGGCCATTCGTCCGTGAAGGTGACGGAGATTTATCTGGCCCATCTGACGGCAGAGGAAAAGGCTGCGGCCAAAGGTGGCTCGGCTGCCTATACCCAAAACTATACCCAAACGGCCTAGTTCGGCGGTTTGCAAAACAGAAGCGTCAATCTGGACAAGGAGTTAGAGCTATATGCAGATTGATTTAACATCGCACTTGAAAACCGCCGTGGGGGCAACTCCACCGAGAGTTCAAATCTCTCCCCTTCCGCCAACAACTAACGGAAATATAAGGCTTTTTTGCTCCGCTAAAAACGGAACAAAACGCTTTGCGTCGAACGCAAAAAGCGAACAAAACGCACCCAAAATCATATACACCGTACCCAATTTTATATACAGCGATTTGGGTACTGTTCGCCTCTCGTTCACGGGAGGCGCGGCATGAGACAGACGCCTATCCCTGTCATCACGGACGAGGTTATCAACAGGCTCCTAAGCCGCGTTGATATTCGGTCTGACGCTGAATGCTGGCCTTGGATGGGGGCTAAAACGACCTTCGGCCACGGCCGGGTTAAGGTCGGCGGCAAGCTCTATTTGCCGCATCGGTTGATCTATCACATCGCCTGCGAGGCGCTGCCGACCGACGAGGGCTGTGATTATCACGGTCCTGTCGTCATGCACTCTTGCGACAACCCGGCTTGCTGCAATCCAAAACACCTTAGTCTTGGCACTCAAGGCGAGAACATAGCTGATATGTTTGCCAAGGGCCGGAATGCGCCTCCGCCTATGAAAAAAATGGGCGAAACCCTTGCTGAACGGATCGCCAAAATAAATAGGCGCTACGCCGCCAGGAAGGCGGTGGCGGCATGAGCCAACTATCCGCCCAATCTATTCGCAAGCTCTGTCTGGCCGACCCGCCGCTGATCCACCCATTCGTCGGAACGAAGGTGGTCGTGAACGGCAAAAGCTATGGCTTGAGCGCAGCTTCCTATGACGTGCGGATCGCCCACAAGCTGACCCTGATGTGCGGTCAGGCAGCGCTGGCGCACACGGTCGAAGACTTTTGGCTCCCTGACAACGTGGTCGGCTACGTCGTGGACAAGTCCACCTGGGCGCGTCGCCACGTCACGGCGTTCAATACCTTGCTGGACCCTGGCTGGCACGGAAACCTGACGCTGGAGCTTGTCAATCTTGGCCATACGCCGGTGGACATCGCGGCTGGCGATCCAATCGTCCAGATCGTTTTCCATTGGCTCGATGAGCCGACTGACCGCGCCTACGACGGAAAATATCAGGCGCAGACCAAAGCCGCACACGGCCCCCGTCATCAGCACGAAGACGGGTCGTGGAGCTAAGCCATGCCCTCACCCAATCCCAAACGACAAGCGGAGGTGCGTCGTGCCGCCGCTGGCACGCCGACCTTCGACATCATCGCAGGCGTCGAGGCGGTCACGCACATGGTCGTGGCGGCTGACGGCACGCGGCCCAAGGGCGGCGAAGTTTACACCGGCCGCCGGCTGACACCGCTCAGCCTGCCGCGTCTGAAATTCATGGAGAGAGAAATTGACGACAGCAGAAATGATCTTTGACGCCGGTTACTACCTAGCCTTCTTTGCACTCGGGCTGATTACAGGCGTTTTTGTTTGCTCGCTCGACGCTTGGTTTGAGGCTCAGCATTCCCGTTCATTTTACGAGGATGCCGATGGCTAAAAAAACCAGCGCTTACGCCCGCAAGAAGGAGCGAATGGCAGCCGACCCTGAATACGCCGAAAGGATCAGGGAAGAATGGCGGCGCGCGAACGCAACCAGATACGCCAAAGAGACGCCGGAAGAACGCGAACTGCGCAAGCAGCGTAATCGCGAAGCATGTGCGAAGCGCTACCGGGAGTGGAAGGCAAAGCAGCCTCCGAAGGAAGATAAGCCGAAGCTGTCATCAAGACCGGCGGCTATCAATAAGCCCAAGCCCGGCCGGCTGATGGCGCTGGCAGGCTGGCACAGATGGTGAGGGGGAGAGGGGGAGATGAAGAGATACGACAGGGCAGCAGTCATGCGCGAGGCGCACAAGCAGATGCGTCAGTCAAAGAGGCTGGGGCTGGGGTGGGATTGGAGCCGGTGCCTGCGCTTCGCCTGGCACAAGGCCAAAGGCAAGAAGGAGATTGAGGATGCAAGACTATTGGTCCGGCGTCAGCACGCAGCAAATTCAAGAAGTCTTAGTAGCCTTGCTGGGCGGGGCGCTGGCAGGGATTGTAACGTGGGTTTTAGTCTGTGATGACTAATCCCGCCGTAGCTCACATCTCTGACGAATATAATAGCCTTCGCCTGGGGCGCGGGCTGATTGCACAATCTGCATGGTCGCTGGCACGCCACAGATGATTACGCCGGGCTCGGCGCGGAACGCTTGGAAGTCAACGTAGTGGGTTTTGTCGCAGGGCTGGTTGGCCGCGCAGACCAGAAGCAGGACATATAACGTCATGCCTTACCGCCTGTCAGCGGCGTCAGGTCGCCTACCGGCAGCGTCTTAAATGACAAGCGAATAGCGCGAAGCATAAGTAGAGCTTCTTTCCGGCCCTCGTCATCTTTGACATGATCGACCAGGGCAAGGAGTTTGGTGAACGACGCAGCCCGAGCAGCGACAGGATCAAGCGGCGGTTCTTCGAACGGAGGAACGTCGATGTCAGAATAATCTTCATCGTCATCTCTCATAGCGCTGGCCTTTCGTCTTAAATGGCATGACAGGCTCGCCGCCCTTTTTCCATTCCATCAAAACAGAATAATGATTGTGCGGAGGGCCGAGGTCAGACGGGTCTTCCCAGCCGACTTCAATCGCCTTCTCTACCCACGAATGCGGCACATAAAGA